TTAAGATGCTACTTTAGCCGGAAGATCAGTATCGGTAAAATCGGTATCAGCTGGCATCTCATCGATTGTTTTACCCCCGAAGATTTTTTGCTCTGCAGTAAGCGGCACCGGTTGGACAATAGCGGCTTTATATTCCTCAATTTTCGCGCGGGCTGAGTCTGGATCATTAAGAGCTAAATCTAATAACTCGAACAGGCTTGTAATGGCGTCACCATGTGCGGCTGCAGAGAACCCGGCTGTGTTCAGCCCCTTAAAGTCCTCGATAACGCGACTGTTGCCAAATTCTTTTCTCCCCAGATTAACTACAGCGCAGCTCGCAAATCTCTCAACATCTTGGGCAATGACGCCGATTTCTCGGCTACCGTCCTGTTTGTTGTACGTAACGTGCCTGCAGCTCAAGGTAGCAACGAGCCCATCAGTAAAGTCCTCTATATTTCCTTTGAACCGTTCGTCTGAGCCGCCGACCCATGTACCGTCGCAAGTACCGTTACCGTTGTCATAGAAGCCAAATACTTTGAAGGATGTGTTCCATGTCACAAGGCGAGTGAAGATATTGGCGCTTGTTCCGCATACATCAATTGTCATGTACTGGTTGGCGTTAAGATATGATGCTCCGAGGGTGTTGATCGGATTTGCGCCGGTCTGACCAGCTGCCAGTTTAACAAATCCTCCCGCCGTAGTAGTGCTATTAACCGTTCCTACCATAGTTCCGCCAGTAGTAGGCAGCGCACCTATGTTCGCCGGTGTTATGCCCAGAGCAGTTCGCGCTGTCGCCGGTGTCATGGCCCCAGTACCACCCTGAGGAATCGACAATGCAGTCGTTAAACCAGTAAGTGACGTAATATCACCATTAGCGCCTTTAGCCGCTTTATCTGCCAATGACGTCGTGATGTTGCTCCATGCAGGGCCGGTATATGTTGAACCGTCTGGCAGAGTAACCGTGATTGTTCCGGTCCCACTGAAAACTTGCTGCCAGTTCGCTTTATCCAGATTCAACCCACGGATGGCTTTTGCAACATCGGCTGCGACCTGGGCCGTAATACCTACCAACGTTGCATTCGGTACCGCTGTCCATGCGTTACCGGTAGCCGTCGGACCACCGTAGGCAGTTATCAGAGTTAATGCGGTTGCCGAGGTTATCGTTTTAACGCCTAGCGTGTAAGTCACACCGCCGACAATAACGACAATGAAATCCCCCGCTTTTAAATCTGTGGTGAATGCAGTTCCGGTACCGACTACTGCTGCTGAATTGTTAGTTAATGCAATTGTGCCTGCTGACATGCTTTTCTCCGGGCATAAAAAAACCCGCCGTAGCGGGTTGATATGAAGACTCAAAAATTCTGAATAGGGATAGCGTTAAAAATAATCCGTGGCCCATAAGAACGGCAGCGGCTTGCTGGCATACCCAACCACCTGCTGATTGGGGTTAGTGGAGTCACCGCCATTGATAAGGCTGGTTGGCCTGCCGAAAAATGATGCTCCACTCCTCGCCATGCCAAGGTGAAACCAGTTTGTTGATGCCAGTTGTCCGCCAATTTTCATAACAGGGACCATAGGTTGTTGCGCCTGGTCCGTTGTACTAAAAGCAGTCGCAGAACCATTTGCCGAAGGGGTGTTGATATTCCCCCTATACATCATCGGTGTTTCAGCACTCGTAAAGCTGATCCCACCATCAATCCCCCGAACAGCAATCCCCCAGGCAGGAACTTCCGGTGTTTTAATGGTGAACACGCAAATCTTGATGGCTATATTGATCCCCGACTGATTATTACCACTCACATACCCCTTAAGCGTTCGGCTTACTTCGTCATAAATCAGACCCACGTTTGGATCATCCCAATAACAAAATACCGTTGAGTTTGCGCCGACAGGTAACGTCAGGTTTCCCGTGAAAGCGCCGTTGTATGAGTACGTGAGAAACAAACCGGAATTGCTATCTACCACGTAGGGAAAAGAACCCCCTGCTGCTACCGCGAAACCGAAACCGCCCTGATTTATTTCGCCCGGGTAAACGCAGTACACATTAACAAGCTTCGGGCGATCAGCTGAACTACTGGCGAAACTCGGGCTCTGCAGATTGGTTGTCAAATCCAGCGTGGCCGTCACAGTTCTGGCGTTATTGTCCACGCTGATTGCCAGAGATTTGAACTGCATTACCGCAGATATCGATGTTTTTAATATCGCGACAACGTTATCCGGAATGGCGACCAGTTGTGAACCCGCCGGGCATTTCGCCGAAAAATCTGCTGATGAAGTGTTTACGTTACCAATACTGGCACCAATCGAAAGACTGCCTATCCAAGTCAATGGACGACTGACAGACATGTCATAACTTTTGGCGCCAGCAACCGCGATTCCGAATGGCATTAGCTCAAATCCCCCACCTTAACTTTCCAGTTTCCAGCACTGTCATAGACACGTAATCCGCGGCCATCAAGCGTGATGCTCCCTTGCCCTGCAGTCGCAGATTTAAACGTAAAGCCGGTGTTCTTATCGAGATTCCAGCCGGTACCCGACGAGGAATAATTATTGGACTGAATGAAATTACCGATCTTCGCATTGGTGATTGTCCCGTCCTGGATAAAAGCATCGCTGATAAACACCTGGCCGTTCACCACGGCAAAGGGTGAATACTGCGTATCACCTGATCCCGACATCAGTACGAACTGGTTCGCGTTAAAGCCCACCCGCGTCACCACCGGTTGACCTGCCTGCGCCAGTACGGCAATAGACATCCCGGCGTTGTACATCACACCACCGATCCGCACACCGGTTTTCAGTGTGTAAATTGCTGAAGCACCACTTGCATCAACAACAGCTGTCAGTTTGTCTTCAAGCGCTGCGGTCACATCACCGATTTGCGCCTGCACCTGCGTAGTCAGATCCGCCAGCCCCTGATCAACTTCTGCAATGGTAGTTTTTACCGTCAGAATATCAGCGCGAACCTCACCGTTCTGAGCGAACTGGTGATCAATGGTCGAGTTGAGGTTTAGTGCATTCTGCAAGATTGCATCAATGTTGGTTTCAATATCACCCGTCAGCCGGTCACCGTCGGCGGAATTCAGAAAGTCATCAGCGATATCGCCTAAGTAATCATCGGCATTATCGTTCACCATACCCCTAACCCAATCGGTATAGCCCGACTCATTTCCGGTTTTATCCACCAGCTGAGCGCGGTACCAGAATACCTGACCGGCCCTTAACCCCAGCTGCGTATAAATTGCCTGCGGATAGGGGACATCAGACAACAGCAGCGGATTAGACTGATCAGAGTTCGGCGTGTACTGAATCTCTGTTTTCAGCGTGTCAGAGGTATTTTCCGGGAAGCCCCAGTTCAGTTGAATACCCCAGTTAATGCCAGTGGCCGTGAAACCTACTGGCTTCGGAGGATTACCCTCTTTACCGGTCAGCGTAACCTCAACCGAATAACCCCACCCGCTTGATATCTCCGCAGCGTTAATGGCACGCACACGCACAAGATAGCGGCCAGCATAAATGCCAGGCACTTCAAACGACGTGGTAGAGCTGCGCGGAACGTTTACCCAGTTCCCGTCGTTGCGGCGCCACTGTGCCTCATAGGCGATAGCGTTCGTCGTCGGGTCCCACGTAGCCCGCATGGTCTGAACACTAATCCCCTGATTGACCACAGAATAGGAGCCGATCTGAATATTTGCCGGTGCAGACTGGTTACCCGGCGGGATAACACTGATCGGGCGCTCGTCGATAATGGCACCAGTATCGATGCGCGCATATTTATCCGGGTCGTGATACGCCGCAGAAATGGTGAAGGTATTGTCGTTGTTGTCAGCCACGCTAAGCACGCGGTATTGCTGTGCATACAGTTCGTCTGACTCAACCACCCATACGCTTTCAGATTCCGGTGTTTCACTGTAGGCGGTGGTGACGGTGACAATCTTCCCCGACACCGACTGAATTGTGCGTGACTGAGCTGCACCTGATGGAAGGTTTAAAATCAGCCGGCCACCGGCGGCGGCATCAGGCACACGGTCCAAAGTAATAGCGCGACCGTTCACCGAACTTATGCGGCCACCGGTCACTTTTCCCGACAGCATTTCATCGGCAACCGCAATGATGTAACCCGGCTGCGGGATCATGCCATCCAGCCCGACACCAAAAGTTATCACCCGGTCTTTGTTATTGGTCAGGATACCCCAGCGCCCTTTCCTGTTCGCCTCTGACTGACGGGTACAGCCGATCGCCGTCAGCTCTAACTGGTTGAAACCGTAGCGCGTTACCAGATCTTGCTCAAAGACAGGTTCCATTGCGTCAGCGTAGGCATTGTCCGGATCAGACCATGACACCAGCGCCGTCGTATACCGTGTTTTGGTGGTGCTGCTCGAGTAACTGAACTGGCCGTCGATGACGTTCGCGCGCGTATAGCTGTAATCAATATCGCGCGGCATGTCAGCCAGCGCAACAATCTGATTCCCGCCCCAGTACGTCATACCACGGAAGATCGCAGCAAAGTCTCTCAAAACCGTATAGGCATCATTCCGGCTTTGTACGTAAACATTGCAGACATAACGCGGCTCTGTGCCGCTGCCGCCCTTACCGTCGGGAACCTGCTGATCGCAATACTGGGCAACCTGATAAAGCTCCCATTTATCGATGTTGGCCGCAGTCAGGCGATTACCCAGGCCGAAACGATCAGTAACCACAACATCGTAAAAAATCCACGCAGGGTTGTCGGACCATGCCCATTTGAAAGCACCACTCCAAGTACCGCTATAGGAGCGCGTAATAGGGTCATAATTGTCAGGCACGCGAATGACGCGCCCCTGCGGTTCACAGGAAATCTGCGGGATGGAACCATTGAACTGACTGGAATCAAATTCGATATAGAGCAGCGCGGTGTTCGGATATCTCAGTTTTGCATCGATGACTTCCGTGTAGCTCTGGATAGTCATTGCATCGCCAATCTTTGCGCTGTTCGCATCTGCCGTAATCTTACGCAGACGAATTGTCCAGGTGGTGCCAGCCGGTGGAAGGTCAATGCGATGGCTGCGCTCGTATCCTGACGTAGTTTTGCCAGTAACCGCTGTGTTGATTACCGTCTGAAATGCTCCGCCGTCGGTTTGCAATTCGATGGTGTAATTGATCGAATACCCAACCAGATCCCCATCGTCTTCTTGCTTGAAGAGTGACGGCCATTTCAGGCGTAAACGTATAGCTGAAAGCTGGGTATTGGTGAAGGTGTGTGTCCAGGCAACCGTGCTTTTTACCTCAGTGCCCACGCTGATTTCGTTCTCAGTACCCGGCAATCCCGGAATATAGGATTGCGCCTGCGTCCCGGCGCGAAACTCCCACGCCACCCCGCTAAAATTACTCGAGCCGTCATTGTTAAGCAGCGGCGTTCCATCAAGAAAAATTGATTGTCCAGTCAGGCCGCCGCCGAATTCCCCTTCGCCCAGAGCAATGAGCAGTTTCGCTTTCGCGATAGACTGAAGGTCGTCTGGCTGTTCTACGGGCGTGCGGGATGAAGAGCTGCCACCTTTGCGGCCTTTTATTTTGGTTGCGGTTGCCATATTGCGCCCATAAAAAAGGCCGCCGAAGCGACCTTAGAGTTAAGGATTGGGGGATGCGGTTATTGCTGGTCTTCTACATAAATACCGGCGGAAATAATCGCGCCGCCGATCCGGCGCTCTCCGTAAAGAAGCGGAACAGGATAGCCCTGAGCGGCCGTGTTCGTAACGCCGCCAAAGGCATAGGACGCCTGGTTATCTGCATCCTGCTTACTGGCGAGCCCGGCGGTCTGCGGGGAAAGCATCTGAATAACGCCGCCGGCCATCATCGAAGCGCCTAAGCTGGTGATTGCGCCGCCGACTCCTATCCCTGCAACTGTCCAACTGGTAAATGTACTAACTAAAACACCAACTACAACCAATACAGCACCGAGAATAGTTTGCAATGCGCCAGCCCTTTTGCTGCCGATAATTACAGGTGTAATACGAATTACATCACCTGTTACCGGATAACCTAAATCATCCTCACCAATGTTTTTCTTTCCTTTGAAAACAGCATAAGTAATGCCTCTTTTTTTGCTGTTATTCATATATCTTTCAAATCCAGGGATGGTGCAACTAAGCGCTCTCCCAGCCTCTGAAACAGTGCGAATAAGTCGGTAATGAGATTTACCAAAAATTTTACCGAGCGAAGCTCCGAGTTCAATTCGAGTCATTAATTCTTGCATTCCTACCCCTCCTTCATTAGGTCTTTGTGCCTGACAATCTTCATGGTCCGTTCCTGCCAATATCCGCCGTAAGGAACTCGGTTGCTGAGCATGCCGTACATGTGGTGCAGTAGCATGTTGCCTTCCAGCAGGATCCCGGCGTGATTCCATTTATTTGACTGAACCTGCATGATCACCATATCGCCCGGCATTGCTGGCCCGCTGAATTCGCGAAACCCGCATTCATGCCAGCAGTCCTGATAAAAGTTATCCGGATAGTCATTCTCCCACCACGGATAATCGACGCGGTAATCGGTCAGCTCAATGCCGTGCATCTGCCGGTAATAGCTCATCACAAGCCCCCAACAATCGGTGTGCCCGAGCACAAACGGACGCTCGAGTAATGGCAATTCACCGCGCGGCTGAATGGTACGAAAATCCCCCTCCGGCCAACTCACGATGTGCCAGGGTAATTCGGTTGCATCGCACTGCGCTTTATCGAGTTCGCTCGGCTGCGTTGTTGCATCGGGGTGGCTGTGAACGATGGAAATAACCGTTCCCCAGTCTTCGGCGTCAGCATAACCCACGGGATCGAGGTGAAAATCTTCGGTGGGATTGGCTGCCAGATTGGCACAGGGAAAATAACGTTCAACCCGGCTTTTCTGCGCTACCACGCCACAACATTCGTGCGGGTAGCTCTGCCGGGCATGTTCAAAAATAGCCTGCAGGGTTTTATCACGCATAATCAGCTCTTAATCAGAGAGGTGCCCGGGAAGCCGCCGAACGGTAATTCGTTGTTTGCTCCAAAGCGAAGCTTGCACCCCGTGTTCAGCGTACCGTTGCACACGTCGAGCGAGGGATCGCTAACCGGATTACCGTGCTTATCGAAATAGTTGGTACCGGCGTAATCGCAGCCATCCCCTGATCGGTATTTGCCGCGGATGCACCAGGTACAGAGAGAATGAAGCTGCCGCGTCGGGATCATCAATCCCTGCAAATCCATCGGGCTGCTCAGCGTGAACTCAACAGAGATGTTGGTTTCCATGCTCTTGCTGTCGATATAGAAAACCTGCAACTTTTCCTGCGTGGCGTCCGCCGTGGCATTCCCGCCAGCAAAGTTTCGGGCGTCGAGGTATTGCACCAGCGTATCGTGAATCGTCACCACGGCCTGAAGCATGTCATCGTAAGCCAGACAAAGCGCGGTGATCGACCCGTCAAGATTCGCTACAGTCAGTTTCGGCTGTGCGCTGCTGCCGCTTGTTGAAGCCTCAATGCCTTCAATCTGAACCGGCCACGCTGAATATTCGTTACCCTGCCACCAGATGGATTTTGCAGGCAGTTTTGATTCGTCGTAAACCGGCGTCCCACCAATATATTCAATTTTGGTGATATAACGGGTGCCCCACGGTTCGCTTGCTGCTGGTAGTACAACTGAACTCGCAGAACCGAAGGTGAGAGTGGTTGTTTCTCCGGTGGAGTATGTGACCTTAATGCTGGAAGCGCCGTTTGCGGCGATAACTGCGGAGGCCGCCGGACGAGTTACAGTGGTTGCTCCCGTGAGTATTGGGCTGGTCAGAACAGATCCTTTTTCTATTTGCGCACCAGTGATAAGGATGCCTTTCACACCGTCACCAGCAAAGGTTGCAGCACCAGAATCATCATATACCCACGCACTTATGCTTAAATTTGTGGCCCCATTCGCTATTAAAAACGTGCTGGATACTCTAAACCAACCATCGGCTAACGGAGTTAGTAATGCCGTGGTATTACCAGCAGTTATAGTTCCAGCTGCCAGATTTACAACGACCTCGCCTCGATATGCAACTGAATCGGCAGCACGAAGACGTACACGGTTATAACCTGCTGCCTTCACAAAAAAGGACAGAACATATGAAGTATTACCAATGACACCCGCGGTAATAACCTGTGAAATGATGTGGTTTGCATTAGCTGTTGAAGGCACCAATTTGATCGCATCTGTTCCTCCTGATGGCGATATTTGGTTACCCGTGCGCGTGGCAGATGACATTGTCCATACAGCGTTGGTCATTGTGTTTGAATATGTCAGCAAGTTTGTTGCCGCAGGCTCTGGTTCAGTTCTCCCCACGCCACCAAGATATTCAAGCGGCCACTGGTTAGCTAATGCCTGGTAGATTTTACCATCCTGACCGATATAACTGGCCGCACCAGCGCGCTGGAATGTCACACGATTATCCAGCGCGGTTTCTGTCAAATTGATAGGACTCAGGGGATTAGCCGCGGCAATTTCATCTTCGGTGTAAGCCAGATTGTAATTGTGAAATCTGAGGACTTCGCCGGTGCCAAAAGCGGTACCGTCCACCTCAAAAAGCCGGACAGTGTCGCCCGGCTCTAATTTCTGATAATCGTTGTTTATGCTCATGGTTTAAATGCCTGCATAAAGGTCGCATCAAGGTTGTATTTTCCATTTCCCAGTGCGGTCGGCTTGTAAGTCTCACACCTGAAAAAACCAATCGATTCAAGGGGTGGTGTCCACAGAAAAGATTTTTTACCTGCATGTGAATCAAGGAAATTTTTGATTGCTGAAATGTAAGACTCGTTGCCGGTAAAACTTAACGTCCATTCCTGGCTTTTTGCATTTAAACCATCTCCGGCCACCTGATTGTAACCATCGCCAAACTGTGCCTTGCGAATACGAAATGTCGTGTCCGCCTCCGCATTCAAGCGCGGGCACCATGTAAAAGTTTCAATCGCCATTTATCACCTGCCTTTCATTGCATTCCAGATGTCACCGCCCGGGCGTAAATCTTTCGCCTTTTCCTGCTGATAAAGCTGCTTAACATAGTTGGCGATCTGCGTTCCGAACTGTTCCCAACCATCCGAGGATTTCGAGCTGGAGTTACCGTTCCCATCAATAGAGATGTAAACCTGAGGTGCACCACCTGAGACGCCGGAAGAGTTACCCCCACCCACCGCTCTCACGCCGAGTGAACCGTCTGCTGCCCGGGTAAGTGGCATGATGGCTTCCGGCCCCGCCTCTCCGAATACCCCAGCGCCCTGCGCAAAAGCAAACATGGTTGGCGTGTTGTAGACCCCACCGCTGAATGAATTCAGGGACGGGGAATCGTAGACGCCACCTTTGGCGTTAAAACTCAGATTGCTATACGCACCAGAAGAGAATGAGCTGGACGCTGCCGCGCCGGATGTGCCTGAACCGCCGAAGTAACTCGCAACGCCGCCAACCAGAGAGCCGAATAAACCAGATGACGAAGAAGAACCGCCTCCCATAGCGCTGACCACCGCCATCTGAAGCGCCACTTTTTCAATAATCTGCAGGATTGACACTCCCCATGACTTCCAGCTCACCTTGTTGCCTTCCAGCATTGAAGTGACGTTGGTGAACGCGCTATCAAGGGTACTTTTCACGCCATCTGAAACGGTTCCGGATACGTTACTGACTTCCTCGAGCCAGTTGTTGTATCCCTTCGAAGCGCCAGACATCCAGTCTGCCTCTGCCGCAGCAGTGGCTTTATATTTCTTATCCAGTTCGGTCAGCGCAGCATCACGCGCCGCTATGGCCTGTGCGCCCTGGTCGGTTTTAGAGAACACCCTGTTAACCTGCTGGGTCTCATCAAACCGCGTGCGCTGCCGGTCACTCAGTCCAGCCGTTTCGGTTGTCAGCGCTGCCTCATCCCGGTATTTTCTGGCGGCATCCGTTAAGTCCTTCAAAGCATCGGCCTGTTCGCGCTGTTTTCTGACAGTTTCGTCAGCGCGTTGATTCCACTTGGCGAGCTCAGCAGATGAAGCCTGAATGGCTTTGCGCTGTTCATCCGTCCATTTGGTACCGGCCTGGTGAGAGGCGGCATAACGCTCAGAAGCCTTTTCACCTTCAGTAGCCCTGACCTTTTGAACCTCGATAGCGACCGTCAGATCGGCCATTTTGCGACTGTATTGCTCGGCGACTGTCGCCGCTTCACGCTCTGCCTTGTTCTGGGCATTGGTGGCGGCAGTGCCGTCCTTTTTGGCCTGTGCCGCTGCGGCATCCTTTTTGGCTGCCTGATCTTTGTTGTAGATGTAAGTCGTATAGAGTGCGCCGGTAAGTTTCAGGTCCTCGGCTTCATACACATATTGCTGATGAAGCTTTTGCAGCCCTGAAAGGTTGGCTAACTCGTTTTCACGCCTGGATTTTTCAACTGCGGTGGATTGCTGAGGAGTGGCATTCGCGGTTGAAACTACAGGCCCAGCATACTGAGGCGGCGTGGCACCAGCAGTCGCGGACATTGACCGGTTAAGCAGGTCATATGCACCTTTCAGAATGGAGACCGCTCCAGCCTGTTCGATAGCCTTTTTAGTTGCCAGATCACTGGCGTCATTGACTAACTTCTGAGTGCTGGCCACTTTCGCAGCAGCATTCTCGCGTTCGTATTCCAGTTTGTTCAGCTTGTCGGTCAGTTCGATGTTTTTAGCGGTGATGTCCGCCTGATCCATGAACGTGTTCAACTGGGTTACGGTCGGGTGTGCGTTATAGTCCTGCTGGATCTGATCCAACCCTTTCAGGCTGTCTTTCACTTTGGCAATCTGAACATCCAGATCGGCAAGGTCGCTTTTCTGTGCGGCCAGAGAAGAACGCGCGTCACCGGCTGTTGCCTTCAGGCCAAGCACAGACATGGTCTGAAGTTTGCCGTTTATCTCATCGAGATTATTGGCGAAGCTCACGGCTTCCTGATGAACCTGCTGTGTATGCTGGTACAGACCATACATTGCCGTTCCGGCCGCAATAATAAGCCCCGGCCAACCACCCAGCAGGCTAAGAACGCCGCCACCCAGCCGGTTCATGACTGACGCTGTGTTATTCAGCTGGCTCATTGCCGCAGAACGCCCGCTGATAGCACTGTTCAGTGATGTCTGGGCGGCAGCTAAATTCCGTTCAGCGAGAATTTGCGCCTCAATGGATGTTGCGGCAGCCCTTGCCTGTTGCGCACGATACACAGTCTGGCGTGCAGCGGCCACGCTGACTTGTGCGCCACGCACCTGAGCCTGTGCCAGCGCCACCTCGGCAGCAGTGTTTGAGATTACTGCGGCCGTTGACTGGGCGACACTTCCCACCATATTCCCGAAGTACCGGGCAATGCCAAATCCAACCAGAGCGCCAGTAACATTGGCAACGGTATTAATGTTTTTCGCCAGTCCATCCAGCACGCTAGACAGACTCGATGACGCGCCAACCGCATCATTCGCACCGCCCACCCATGCGAGGAAGGCATTTTGCACTTTCTGCGCGGATCCGCTGATCGACGCCGGGAGGGTTTCAAACTCTTTTCTCAGTACCTGAACATTGGTCAGCAACGGGATTATCTTATCAGTCGTCAACTCGCCGTTGTTTGCCATGTTACGGAGACCGCCAACCGTGGTACCCAACCCATCTGCAAGAAGCTTCGCCAACCGGCCGCCACTCTCCATAATGGCGTTGAATTCTTCACCACGTAAAACGCCGGAACCTAATGCCTGGCTGAGTTGCGTGATCACCGAACTGGCTTCTTCTGTGCTGGCCCCTGACAGTTTCAGCGACGTGGCCACGGTTTCCGTGACCTTCGCAACGTCTGAAGATGCATAGCCTGCGGCACGTAGCGCCTGGGCAATACGGCTGTAAAGGTTGCTGTTTGCCTCGAGAGAAGTCCCCGTACGCTGGCTGATTTCCATCAACGTACGCTGTGATGTGGCGTAATCATCTGCTGAGGTTGAAGCCAGGCGCAGCCGTCCGTTTAGTTGATTCCATGTGTCAGCAAATTCAATAAGTTGGTGTGTGGCGAACGCCCCAGCAAAAGCGCCAGCCAGACCGGCAGCCGAAGACTTTACAGAAGCGAGTTCACCGCTTAAATCGCTGATAGCGCGCTGCGTTTCACGCGTAGCCGCCGCGGCTTTCTTACCGCCCTGCTCCATCGTTTTGTAATAATCGGCCCCCATTCGGGAAGCACGGGAAATTTCAGACTGAAATGAACTGGAGTTCGCTGAAATTTTGATAATAAGTTCGCGCAGCGTAGCCATATTTCACCCATAAACCCCGCCTGCGCGGGTATCAAAGACCGCCTAAAAACTCTTCAAAATCACTAATTTCTTTCTCTTCTTCCGTCTGGCCCCACTTCAGCAGCACATCGTTTAAGCTGAGTTTTCCACCCTGTGCATTGATAGTGGCGGTCGCGACTTGCGCCGCCTGAACATCGCCGCGCCAGTCTCCGATCGGGCTTAACCGGTCATAGGCGATCCACATTTTCAATTCACTGGCGGTAAGGGTTTCGCGGAGTTCGTGAACGGTGCGCCCCAGACGGAGCGCCAGAGAGAAGAGGAAGAAAGTCAGCGGCTCTTTTACTTTTTTTCAGCAGATTCCTGACTGAGACCTAACGCCAGCGCCTGTTGCAGTAATCGCACATGGACGGGCCCGTAAATTTCCGAGACCTGCTCTTTATCTTCAGGTGAAAACACTTGTTCGCCGTTCTCATCCAGCAATACATCGATAAACAGGATCACATCAGCGTCACGGTTACGAATGAAGGTTTCTGTCGGGGTCAGTTTTGGCGGTTCTGTACCTTCCGGCAGTTCGGGAGAAAGGAAGGCGCGGAAATCAACCCAGGCTTGACCAGAGGGCTCGCGCAGAGTGACCTTGATGTCGCCCCATTCCGGTACCGAAACTTCTTTTGTGCGATATGCGCCAGACGGGGCCAAAGCCAGATCACGTAATGAGGCAGAGAGTGCCGTTTTCTTCATTGTTGGGTTCTCTAAAAGTGAAGGAATTCAGGGTAAAAAAAAGCGGCCTGAGCCGCTTAGGATGTTGCCTGAATGATAGGGATCGGTTTGCCACGAACGCGCAGTGAATACGTCGCGCCGACGACGGAAGACGTAGCCGCTGACCATGAGCTTTGACGTACTTCAACGAGAATGTAGTAGCCATTGCCCGAAGCGAATTTCACGCGCAGCGCCCGCAATTCGTCATTTTCATATGCCGTCTGCAATGCGGCCTGTGCCTCTTCATCGCCAACCCAGTTACGCGTAATCGACATTTCTGCCGGAGCAGCGAGGCCGTTGGTCTGCTCCTGTTCGACGGAGCACAGCGTGGTGACATCAATGTCGCCCTTCTGGCCGCCGGTATAGGTGATTTCTTTCGTTGCGCATGCAGCTTCCAGCCAGGTGATCCCCACACCGGGAAAACCAGGTGCAGTAAAATCAGCGGCAGAAACCGGCGCGTCGGTGACGGCGAACGTCATACCCTTTGTGACTTCGTATTTACTCGACATAAATTCTCCGGACATAAAAAAACCGCCCGTGGGCGGCTATTGGTGAGGTGATGGGTTATTGCTGGTTCTGAATTTCCAGCATGGCACGGTAGAGCCCCGTTTCTGACTCGTAGCCGTTAGTTCGGTTAAGTTGCGTGAAATTCAGTGGCGCCAGCGCGTTTTGTACCAACTCACGAATTGCGCGGGCTTCATCAGGCGATTTGGCGTAAACATCGACCTGAACGGAATCTGTCTCTTCGGCAGGGCCGCAAAGGGTATCGCCAAAGTTTTCGCTGACAATACTGAAGACGATCCACGGCGCGCTGACAGCGGTTTGGCCTTCGGCATTCAGCGGTGCAACGTAAGGATAAACCTGCCCGCCTGCCAACATACCTATGAGCGCAAAAACATCGGCTTCGGTCATTTTGATAGCGCCTTATCGATAGCAAGATTGGCCTGGGAAAATGCAGCCTTTGTTGCATCATCTTGCCGGGCGTCATAAGCCGGGCGAACAAAAGGAACCTGAGCCATATAAGAAGTGCCTAACTCAACAAACCGCCAGTAAAAGGCATTCTTGCTGTCGTTGGTCTTCATCTTGTTATCGCTGTTCCCGGTACGAGGGTTAGTGCCTCGGATATGAACACCAGAGGAAATATCACCGTTTCTGTCTCGCTGAGTCATCACGACAATATTTTTCTTCAACTTACCGGTGCGAACGGGGGCCCGCTTGATCACTTCATCTTTAAAAACAGTAGCTGCGGCGCGTGTGGCATCGCGCATCACTTTTCTGTTTTCAGCTTTGCTCAGGGCTTTCAGGTCATCGGACAGGTCCAGCAAATCCGAGAAATCGAGTTTAGTGTCGATCACGTTTTCACCCCCTGATTACAGAGAATTTCCAACTGCGTCATTCTTGAGTCTGGGATGGGGGGACCTGATATTTCTAAAACCTGTCCTTTAAAGGGTCCTGACTTACAGACAAGCCGGGATGAAGCGCCGACGTCAGCGCGATAGCGCATCCATACACGTATCGTTGCTTCGGCCTTTTCCGCCCCTGACGCCACAAGTTCACGCCCGCTTATGCCTTTCACTTCCGCCCATACTGTTGCCGTGTCCGACCAGACCTTTTCCGGTTGTCCGGATGGCTTTCTGGTTTCAATAAAATTCTGAATGGTTACCCGATCGCGAAGTCGTCCTGCCTGCATAAAGCACTCCTTAAACGCCGTAAATTCGATATGGCTGTAAAAGCGATTCCACTGCAAAGGGGACAGATGATGTGATATTTCCGATGTTTACTGCCTCCCTGTTGGCATACCAGTGACCAATCAGCAAAAGCATCGCTGTGCGGATATCGTCATCAAGTAACAGGCGGTTTTCGTCTGTGTCATAACCCGGGTCCGTGTTCAGTAAATAAAGCGTCCGGCGCGTCCACGTTTCAACATAGCGCTTTGCAGCACCGGTATAAATTTGAAATAACGAATCATCAAGGGTGAAATCTGGTTCAACCCGGCAATGATTTTTTATGGTATTGAGATCAATTACTGCGGCGGGATCAGCCATCTTTTGCCCAACCTTTTACAAATGAAAAAGCGGCCCGAAGGCCGCCACAAGTTGCAAATTTAACTTCCCGCACCAGGGGCGGTGAATGCACCGTAAATAAAGGCTTCCGGACGCTTAACTGCCAGCGCCAGACGTTCTTCGCAACGAATCGAAATCATGTTCTTTTCGAAGTCGTCGGCGTTCTCGGTACTGATCACTACATTGGCGTCCTCACGGTCAAACAACTGAGCTGCCGCATTAAAAGCACCAGTAAGGAATTTGCCCTGGAATGCAGCTTCTTCAGTGGCGACAACCGGGAGCCCCCAAAGAGTCGGGCCGATCAGACCGGATGGGTTAGCCAGAATATAACGGCCCAGTGTGTCTTTCGTCAGCTCGATCTTCGCCCAGTCGATGAAGTGGAGTACATGGCCTGATGCCGGGAAGCGCGCCAGTTGTGCCTGCAACATTGCCAGGCGCAGATCATCGATGCCGTTCTGCTGCTCTACCGAAAATGCCGGATCGAACGCAGAGGCTTGAGGCACAATGCCGTGAAGGTGTACGCCGGTACCGTCGCCGAAGAGAATTTCCTGCTCTTCAACATATTTCAGGCCGTAGCGCATTTCTGCATCAATCGTTGATTGCAGCTGCGCAAAGTCATCGAGGATCTGCTTCGCTGCTTTGAACATGTGAGCAATGGTGGTGACCGGGGTGATTTTGGTGGCGAATTCAATGCCGCTGTAAGGCTTGGTGGTGCCTTCCGCAACAACCTTCGCTGCGTTGGTGAAACCGGTCTGCTGCACCCAGAAAATCGCCGGGGCGCCGGTGCGGCCCGGAGCAATCAAATCTCGGATGAACAAACGCTGTTTCGGCGCAGTATCGATGCCTGGTAAACGCTGAGGCTCGACAACACCCTCGGCAACATCCGTGGACAGCAACGCCGCATTCACAGGAATGTTTACACGCTTGCCGCCTTCAACACTTGCCGCGAAGTTCTTCAGCGCTTCGGAGCTGATCACCACTTTACCCACGGTCTCAGCGACTTTGGCAGCATTGTTTAGAGGCATCTGCGCGACATGCTGTTCCAGATCGCCGAGTGCGGATTTCAGCGTTTTTTCAGCTTCACGCAGGGCATTGAACTCAGATGCCATCTGATCGACTGCTGCCTTTGTTTCTGCAGAAAGAGACCCGGATTTTTTGGCCTCTGCCAGCGCCTCTTCTGCCTTAGCGCTGAATTTGCCATTAGCTTCTTCAATGCTCGCCGTTACTTTTTTCAGAATTTCGTTTACTTCGGACATGATGTTTCCTTATTTGCCGAACGCGGCCAGCGCGTCTTCAAGTTGTTTGATGTTTTCAGGGTTTGGTGCGTCGGTAGCGCTCGGCTTACCTTGTTGATTGTCAGTAGCGCCCGGCGTACTGGCAGATAAAGATTTGAGAAGTTTTCTGCGCTCAGAGCGCGGGGTATTGGCTTTCGCTAACAATGCGTCAAGCTTACGCAGCGCGGCTGCCGGGCTTTCATCACCGTCAGAGATTTCATCTGCAGAAAGAAGGCGGTCAGCAAAACCTTTTTCGACCGCATCGTTGCCACCTATATACGTTTCGTTATCCATCATTTCTGAAACGTCCGAAGCATCAAGGCCACTTCGGGCAGAGTAAATATCCTGCATGGCGCGATCGAAAGGCTCCATGTCCTGGGCTGCCCGTGCAAGGTCATGCCGGTTACCCACCGCATACACCCAGCAGTTATGGATCATCAGGAACGCGCCGCGGCCAATCTGCACCTCATCACCGGCCATCGCGATAATCGACGCGGCAGAGGCAGCGATCCCCAGCACCTTGACGGTAACTTTTCCGCTGTATTCGCGCAGCTGGTTATAGATTGCTAACCCTTCGAACATGTCGCCGCCCGGAGAGTTAATGCTGACCGTGACGTCCTCGCCGTTCATCGAACGAAGAGCGCCAGCAATTCTATTTGCAGTGACCCCCTCCCCCCAGTAATCAGCACCAATCACGTCAAAAATTGAAATCGTATTGTCGTTGCTGTTGGCAGCCTTAATGCCACCGTCCCAGCGATCCAAAGCGGCCGGTGATAGCTCACTGGTGACTTTCGCGCACGGGCGCCCCTCCGGCGCTGCCGGAAGATTCTTTAATGACATGGGATGGCTCCTAAGCCGCCTTTTTCAGCGGGGAATGTTCGAAAGAAATATCGGGGAACAGTTGGTTATGGAGCTCGAGCAATGCGTTAGCTCTCGCTGCCTGGTTGTTTTGGCGTAAATCCTCAAGCGCGGTGAGGTTCAACTGCACGGTGTAAATGTCGCCGCCCGGGATCGGAGGCAGATTTTCCAGCCGGCGGACATCATTGCGGCTCATCCAGCCATTCTGCAAGGCGGTAGTGTAATAAGCCGCACGCCCGGCGCTGTCAGCGCGGAGTAAACCTTCCACCGAGAATTCCGCAAAATAATCTTCATCATTACCCAGCAGGCAGCGCGCTATCTCCTGCTCGATATTGACCAGCAGAGGGCGCAGCGTGTTCGTCAGGAATAAAAGGTTCATGCCTTCGACGCTGGACGCCCAGCTGCTTTGTTTGGTCATGTGCCCTACCATAAACGGCGGGATCCGGAACCAGCGGCAGATTTCTTCAATACTGAAAGAACGGCTCTCCAGCATTTGCGCTGCCTCAGGGTTCATCGTTACCCCCTGATAGGTCATGTCACCTTCAAGCACCATGACCTTACCGGCATTTTTCGAGCCTACAAAAGAACTCAAGTTCTGCTTTAACCGTTCTCTCTGCTCTTTATTAATGTCTGTTTTTGCACTAATAAAGCCTGAATTCTGTATGCCGTTCTCAAAGATTTTCGCGGCAGATTCCTCAACCGCCATTGCCGAGCCAATGACATCACGACCGGCCATCATCGGCATCATGCCGCATACACCATCCAGCCCGAACCCGCGAATATGCATCATGTTTTTCACAGGAATAACGCGCTGACCGTTTTTATCGGTGTAGGTGTATTGCAATTGCCCGTTATCAAGTCGCTTAACGACCATGTTTTGCGGTAACAGCGGGTTAAGCCCAACCAGCTTTTGACCGATCATCAGCTTTTCTATGAAGGCATTACCCCGCATACAAATGCTGGCAACAAGCATCAGCATAAATCTGGACGGGGTCATTTCCCCGTTGGGCTGCTTACAGAGCACTTTATATGCCGGGTGGTCGGTGGCCAGCTCCCGAGAACCGTCCTTTTCCCGCTTATAGACTTTCAGCGGCAGCGTTGATACCGATTCACTCAGCAGCCGTGCGCAGGCCCAGACGGCGGACAACATGATCGCCTTATCGACGGTCACCGTTTTACCGCTACTGCTGGTTCCCATCCACTCCTGCCAAAACGTGCCGGTGGTCAAACTGATAGGTACACCGAGCCAATTTAAAAGGGCGCTTTTTACGCGCCCCGGTTGTTTTTTGGGTTTCATCAGACACCTATCATTATCGGATCTTCGAAGAAGTCGGTTAAGTCCTGTTTATCATCGCCGCCGTTGACCAGTAACCGGCTCTTCGCCGTAAACAGTGCAACCGGTCCGTCGATTTTGTTTTCTGGGGTCGATTTATTGGGGAAGATATTGTCGTTTTTGTCAGGTTTAACCGTGACGTTTGACATCATCCAGGTCATCACCGGGTTACCGTCGTGGTGGATTTTGCTTCCGTACACATCAGCCTGTACTGACTTCATCGCCTCAGACAGGTTTTTAACTGTCTGTGCAACCTCAACCAGCGGCAATCCCTCTTCAGCTAGTGCCAAACTAAACTGTGTTGCACTCCACGGGTCGAACGCGATTTCCTTCAGGCTTTCGCCTTTTACCCACGCTTCCACTTCGGCTTTGATGTAGCCGTGATCGATAACGTCACCATCGGTTAAGTCCAGATAACCCGCATCTGCCCACTTCCGGTACAGTTCGGATATATGCTTCGGCGCGGTCTCCAGTCTTCCCTCTGGGATCCAGAATTTCGATTTCGTGTGAGTGTGTCCGGATGGAGAACGCCACGTTTTCACCGCGGCGCAAATATCTATTTTGTTCGCAAGGTCGATACCTACCCAAAGCGGCCAGTTACGCAGCTCATCATCGGGCGCAATATCTGCACACTTCGCCCAGCGGTCCATATCCATCCAGGCACTTTCAGCCGTCACCCAGATATTTAGATGCTTCGTAAAGAAGTTCGGACGAGCGGCGATTTGCTCTTTCGCCTTTTTTGCCAGACGGCGCATATCGTCCCAGCGCTTACAGATGCCAAGCCCCGGATTCGCTTTCGGCCAGTTCTTTTCATCGAACGGGTCGTCGTCCTCATCCAGCGTATAAATGACAGCAAAATAAGTGTCATCGTCCACCACGCCGCGCAGCACTTTTATCGCGTAGTCGCGCTGTTCGAAACAGATACCCTCTTTGTTAGAACCTGCTGTCGTAATGGCAAACAGCAATGATTGAAGACGCGCGCCGGTGGCCGTTTCCAATACGTCCCAAACGTCACGGGTGCGGTGAGCGTGAAGCTCATCAACGATCCCGCAATGGATATTCAGCCCGTCGAGGTTATTTGCGTCGCTGGAAAGCGGTTCAAACTTTGAGGCTGTTCTCTCCTGATGGATGTTCAGTTTGACGTGACCAAACAGTCTGCCCAGTGTCCGGGGGGCTTTCTTGATCATGTTCTTTGCATCATCGAACACGATTCGGGCCTGGTCACGGGTGGTTGCAGCTGAGTAAACCTCGGCTCCGCCCTCTCCATCCGCGCCGGTCATGTACAGGCCAATCCCCGAGGAGAGAGTCGACTTAGCGTTTTTACGCGCTACCTCGTTATAAGCAGTACGGAAGCGGCGAACCATAATTGCATCGCCGTCGTCATCGAACACCTGTTCCCCGGTCATTTCATCGATCAGGGGGATAACGAAGCCAAAAAGATTTATCAGAATGAAGATGTCCCACGCCATCAACTCTATGGGCTTGCCAGCCAGTGCGCCTTTTACGTGGGGGACGAAGTTATAGAAATCGAGGATGTGCTGGGCGCGATCCTCACTGAAGTAGACGCCGCGTTCCGGCCCATGCTCTAAATCGTTAAGGAATCGTTGGCACGAAAGCCGCACCAGTTCGCCAGCAACAATCTCGCCGGATAGCACGCGCTCGGCGTACTGGATACCATCCGAAACCGTTGCCATTCATCATTTGCGCTTTTTCAAAAATTCTTCGAGTGGGTCAGCTTCCCCTTTCCCTTCGCTGCTGACTTTGCTGCGAGCAGCTGGGGTCATGCCGAATTCTGCCATCATGCCGCGGAGGCGTTTCCAGGCATCTGCCATCATTCCAACCCGCGGATGAGCTTTAATCAGAGTGTCGCCTGTCATCGTCTTTGTTTTGTAGGTTTCCCCCTCCTCATCCAGAATGTCTCGGTGACTTCTCCATTCCACATAAGCACCGATCAACAATTCAAGTGCCATTCCATCGAGATGTGTGATCACATTTGAACCATCTAGCTCCTCACCGATCCGCTTGAACCAATACTTCTCTTGCTTATTGAAATGCTTCGGAACTGGGGGTACCCCTGACGGAGGTTTTGGCTCTGACTTGTTTATTGCTCGTTTTGAAGGGTTCCCCTTGATCAAACGCAGATTCGTTGGGGTTCTCGGTGGTCCAGACATGATAGAAAACTCCTATTAATCGCGATTGGGGATCCCCATGAAAAAGGTTTCCAACCTGCGGGCGCGTAACAAAAACTTAGGCGGCGGTCCTATAACGCGAAAGGCCTGAACTTTTGACCCGCCCTCCCCAGCCGATGCGAATAATTATCGTTTGAGTCGCTCGCGGCCTGTTTTCGCGCGATGGCAGAGCCAGCACAGGCTCTCGAGGTTGTCGGGGTCATCGGTCCCCCCATTGGCTTTGGCAATGATGTGGTCGACGGTCGTAGCTGGTGTGATCCTGCCCTGTCGCGCGCACTCCTGGCACAGGTGCTTGTCACGCCCGAGGATGACCGGCCGGAGTTTGTCCCAACTGGTGCCGTAGCCGCGTTCATGCCTTGACTGGCCCCGCTGGTGCTGCTGCCATCCTTCATTGCGGTGCATCTCACAATAACCAGAACGGTCTGTCGTGGTACGCCCACATCCGTGTTTTCTGCATGCTCTAGGGATTGCATTTGGCATGGGATTAATCACTTTAAGTATGTGAAAATATTTCAAGTTGAAAGTTTATAATTCATCCCAAGATCATTATTGCCTCAATCCTGTGGCGTTTTCGTTCAAGGTAATAAGATGGGCTTAAAACCTGGTGAAAGCAGTGGGAAGGACGGTGGCATCTACCGCGAGATTGGTCCTCGTGGTGGTCAAACCGATAACTATTCAACAATTCCAGATGGTCATAAAGCTCCTCCGACTACTCGTCCTGGAGCAACTTGGGAGCCTGTAAAAAGGACTCCTGACAGCAAAAGATAGTAATTAAACAAACCGGCCTTAGGGCCGGTTTTTCTTACTTATAACTTAACCTCCACGCGCGACGACGTTCTATCTTTGGCTGATTGTCAGGGTGACACTCAACTGTCTCGCCATCGGCATGACCCACCAGCGAATAGCACGGGTAAGCGTCGTCATCCCACAGGAAAAGGTGCTCACAACCAGCATCAATGAGTTCCTCGAGGCTCCGATTCTTCGATGCCACGATCCCGAGTGACTTATCATGCCTGATTATTTCGATACCGAAGGCGGTAGCAGCTGGCGCTGAACCATCGTCAATCACGATTAACTTAGCGCCAGCCGGAAGAGGTTTCAGGTGTTGCTCTATCGTATTCGCCAGAACAGCGGGTCTGTTATAGGTGGTGATGGCAATTCCAATCCGAGAACCCGAATTGCACACAGGCGCATACGGGACACCATCAATAGTGACCTGCATATTAGCTCCAATAAAAACGCCCGTAGGCTAACTCGACTCACTAAAGGGAATTGTCGTTCTTGTCTAACGCAGTCGGTTTGGAATAACCACCCAGTATAGAAGAGAGACCTCTCTGAACTGGGTAGGCCGGAAGGTTAACCCTCACAATAGATAATCAACCTCTGAGGAGACCTCATGAAAATTATGGAAATTGTGATTCGCTTTATGTGTCAATTAACGGCTTTGCTTACAGCCATCGAAATTTTGATAAAGACAATTCAAACCATTGGCATTATCACAGGCACTCAGTGAATGCCTGCTGTGATGCCCAGATTATCTTGGATAAAGAATCCCACCGGGTCTCAGTTGCTCACTGATAATGGCTTTTACTTTTTCGGTCAATTCATCTGGTGATTTCATTTCCCGTTGGTCTGAAGTTCCAGTCTTTGGACTCGGAAATCCGCCAAACGGCAGCGGATCTGAACCAAAACTTTTCTTACAATCAGACAGCCACCCTTTCTGGATAGAGGCATCCTTAATGAAGATGTACCCATCGATGACATGAAAGGGCTTATGGGCTGGATATTCCAATGAGACTGAAACGTCTTCGACATTACCCGTGCAAATATACTCAACCGTGAGAGGTTGGATTATTTCAATCTCTTCGATGGTGATCGGGATGATAAATTGCGAAAACGACTTACCTCTTCGCTCTCCTTCGCACAGCACCTGATCGCCGTGTTTAATCCGGAAGCTCAGCTTTGCACTGCAATAATCGCCATCTTTCAACGTATAAAGACAGTTAAAGCTTAAATAAATTTTGTTAGTCATTTAGCTGCACCTAATTACGGACATAAAAAACCGCCCGTAGGCGGTTCATTAGATATTTAAGTCAATTTGAATCATTTGCCGAGGGCTGCTTGAATAGCGTCAGCAAGTTCTTCTATACCTTCAGCAACATTTTTTAAGTCATGCTTAGCCTTTGAAATACTGTCAGCACCAGCGCTGGAACCTACTGATGCCTTAGCAATTTCTAAAGCTGCATTGACTGCAACCAAACGTTTCAGCTGATCATCACTTGCTGTCAATGTATTAAAATAGTTATTTATCATATTTTTTCCCAGAAATGCTAATGGACATCCATTAAGCTCAATATCAACATCGGATAAACACACATTTTTTTCAAGGTTTCTTATATGATTTGACTGAAATTTATTGAATTTTGCAGTGCCTGATTACATTCGTTATGTAACCTTGAAGGTATTGGATCACTTGGTCGTCTTTGATTGCGCTGGCTCGTAGATCGAGAACAGCCCGTCCACCAGCGCCAGAGAGTTCGACTTGTGCTGCATTGCCCAGGCTGCAGGCGCCGGAAGTTGTGTCCCGGATGATCTGGCTGGCGGCAAGGTTTGCGGCGGAGATTTGCACCCGGCGATTACCAGCAGCAACATCAGCGCGCAACTTCTCATTCTTGGCCTGTTCATCTGCTAATTCCTTGGTGTGTTTGGCATCCAACGCAGCCAGCGCGGTTTGTACCGCTTCGGTGCGCTTCTTCTGATTGGTCAGGTCAATCACTGCATGATCGCTAAATTTCTTCAGCTCTGCAGTGTGTGATTCTTTCAACTTTGATACGTCGGCGTCCCAGCGCAGCCCTTCAATCCACCAGGTGAGCGCAGCGCCAGCCACGAAGGCCAGCACAATCGATAAATTGTTATTCATCCAGCCCCCAGCACGTCAGTTCGCTTTCCTGATCACGCCTGATGACCTGACCAGCGCAGTTGTTCGAACGAATTCGGCAGTCCTTCCCGCCATCCCAGATCCAGCGTTTAATCTCTGCGCATGCTCCGAGACGATCACCAGCGCTAATTTTGCCGTAGAACGTCGAAGGGAAGCATTTGCCGGGGCCGATATTCCACGGGCAGAATGAAGCAATGCCAACTTTCTGCGGCTCGGTCAAAGGAACGTGAACATTCTTCTCAACCCAATCCAACGCCTTGGCCTGCTCTGCTTTATCGATGGTTTCGCACTGCTCCCGGGTTAATTTCATGCCCTTGAACACAGGCTTCCCATTCACAGAAGTAACGCCACCACAGATAGTCCAGACGCCGCCCTGATCCTGATAAGCAATCAGGCTGGTGCCTTCTTTCTCTTTTTGGAACTGTTCCATCAGCACAGGTGCGCATGCGCCAGCAGCAATCAGCGCCAGCATTGCGGCACTGAGTTTAGTTTTAAGGTTTGCCACATCAGACCTCGCTGGTTTTCTGCGCGAGTTCGTTAACAACCTGGGCGGTTGCTGATGGATTTTTTGCATCCACCTTGTCGGCGATTTCTTGAAGAATACGGGTGCGCTTCATCTGTTCGCGACGATTCAGGAAGTACGTCAAAGCAGTAAAGAGCGCCCCGATCAGCACGCCAGCGATAAAGCCCCAATCCTGAAGGGATAAGCTTGCAAAGAAGGCCGTAATTCCAGCACCACCATATGTAGCGTTACTGTATTTTTCGTCCATTTTCATAGTCTCCCCCTCCGGTCTGCCGGTTGGGTGCGTAGTCGTAATAAAAGAAGGAATTAGCGGCTCAGTCACTTTGCGAAAGTGGAATGGTTAGCTGATTGACTGACCGCTAAAACGAGAAAAAGCCGCCAAATTGGCAGCTTCTATAAAATGTTTTATAGTGATATCACTATTTTCTATAAGGACATATCATGAAAAAGCTTCTCTTTGCTGCCTTAATTCTTGCCAGCTTTTCAAGCTCTGCAGAAATTACGAGCTGCCGATTCGAAGTAGGAAACATCAGCACTTGTCAACCATACCCTTCAACAAACGATGCCCCTCTATTGGGTCCAGATGGAAAGGTCCGTTCTTGCGCAATCAACGCTGGAAGTATAGGCCTATGCTCTTCGCATTATGACGGAACAATAATTCTCAAAAGGTCTGGTGGGGGTTATTCAGAATGTGATGTTTCATATGGTGAGATTAAAGGCTGCTCTACTCCTACCTACACGGGATCAGCGATTATTGACACCAGCCAGGAATAGCAGCAACTGCTTATGGTCCGGTTCCCTTGGCTCGGTAATAAAAAGGCCCCCCGAAGGAAGCCCATTCAAATGCTGATTCTGTTTAGTTCACGATGCCCAACAGTTTTGCCCACTCTTCTATCTGGGATCGATATATGAATTGAACAGACTGCAGGGAGTAACCGCCCTCGCCTTCTACAATTTGTGCAAGGCAAGGGAATTCTTTGGGTGCCTGACGCAGAATTTCTCTTTCAAGCTCGTCAGGTTCGAAAACCGAAGGAAACTCCTCATCCAAATGAAGGTAGCCTTTTACTATCCATTCTCTGTATTCAAATTCGTTATTCAGTAGCTTCATGCCAATGGTCTCAGGTGATGTTTTACATAAGATAGCAGGCATCCAGCAAACGAACGATGGTGATGATTATCTTTTACGCCCCTTATAATTTATTTAAGCAAAACTCAAGCGTACATTTCCGTATGCAAGCATTGACCTGCATCTGGCCCCTTGTGGGGCTCGGGCAGCATTACTACTGCTGCTGTGGCTGACGCATGCGGTCTATCCGTTTACTGGTGCATTTTCTATCCTCCAGAAACGACAAAGCCCCGGCGTTTGCCGAGGCTTGATATCAATATGCGTGATTCATTTAGTTTTTCTGGTCGCAAATAGTAAACATAACAACACCCACGCCCCTATCTGCAATCCAAGTCTGAATATATCCACGGACAATATATATGGGCGCCCGATGCTGTGAAGATTTAATTCATACTCAGGTGGAGCCTGAAAAATCAGGAAATAGCCCTGAAATATCTCAGATGTACCCACGGGGAAATGTTGAGTCGCGATCCAAGGAGGAAAAATAAGCATAGCTATACAAACGACAACAACAATGAAAAACCATGTTCTTGTAAATTTGAAGCTCATTTAACCTCTCTCTGATTTTCTAAGCTTTGTGACTACGTGACCACTCTTAACAGGTTACAAGAGTTTTTGCGTAGCGCACTAGAATTATTTTAAGCGACTTTTGCCACTCGGATTTTCTGGGTATAGGCGTCCATTTCCAGCACAGCGCCTGTCATGGCCAGGCAGCCATCAACGAATCCTTCAGCAACTTGCAACTGCTGGCGGATCAGGCCTTCACTGACCTTATACATCTTCGCGATTTTCCGTTTCGACAGACCAAAGCGATAATGCAGCATGATGAGTGTTACCTCTTCCGGTTTACGGACGGCAGCCAGACGACCTACTGCGGCATCTACAATCAGGCCATCATCATCACAGCAGGATTCGACCTTGCTGGATTCAGTCGGCAGCAGGCCTTTAAAGCCCGCTGCAATCGGTGACCAGCTCACGCCGGAATTATCGCGAGCCCAAACGCCATAACGAGCCAGTACCAGTTGAATATCACGCATTATTCTCTCCACACTCTTATTTTGCTTTGCCGGTAGCGATAACACCCATCGCCAGTGCGCGGTCTAATGTCTTCAGAACCAGAAATACCTGTGTGCCGTGTTCTGATTCCCAGGCTGGGGTATTCGCATGAAGTAAGTCATGACACCGTCTGCACAGCGGGATCACGAACAGGTCATGCGCTTTTGTCGCCATTCCACCAAATCCATTGCCGGTGATGTGGTGCGGATCATCTGACCCGTTTCCACAGGCACAGCACGGCTGGCGCTTTACCCATTGGGTGTATTTCGTGTTTTCGTACCGGCGACGCTTCGGGATCAGGGCATAAGACTCTGGCGTCTCAGGGTCGATGGCCAGCGCCAGCACCGGTTTGACATTGTTCGCCAGTTCTTCGCGGGGTTGCTTCTCCCACGGGTTGATGTCTGCCTCTTTACGCTGGCCACCGGGCGGGTTGTATTTCATACCCAGTGCCGCGCATACCACTTCTTCCGGCAGCAGGTGTACCAGCCCTTTCGAAACTGCCCACCAACACAATTCAGGCAAGGTCAGGTGACGACCATCAGGCAGGCCATACCGGTACCGGATTGCTTCTGTCACGAACTCGGCGGCGTTCGCCTGCGCGGTAGCGTCCAGTTTCGGCGACTCTTTGCCGTGAAACTCGTTGTCATGCGCCCAGCACAGGCAGACCACGCCACGACCACGGATAACCTGATTCAGTTCGTGGTGATGGTATTCGCCTTTGTAGTCCGGGCACTCGCAGGCGCGGTGGCGTTTAACCCACAGTTTCAGCGCCGCCATGCCGCCGACTTTCCCGATCACTTCAGGAGACGACAAGAATCCAGACAGGCGCGGATCCCGTGAAAGTGATTGTGCTTCTGCTGGCACCAGGCCATCCGGCGCGGTATGCAGGTCAGCGGGTTCATTGGTGATCAGCAGGCGTTTACTACTGAAGAACTTCACCATGTCCGCAGGCAGCGCGAACTGCACGATCCCCAGCTCTCGCTGGGGATACGGTTTTAACAATGCTCTCACACGTGGGCCTCCTGTTTGTGTCGCAGATAACCAGCCCACAGCCCGGCAACCCATTCAACGCCCTTTGCAGTGAATCTGGCCTGGCGAAACGCATGCTGATTCTGCTGGCTGGTACCGGTTTTCACCTGGAACCGGCCTGCCTCTAAATGATTGGCCTTTGGCGTCAACTGGCCTTCCAGCCGGTAAACAATGTCTTTCTCGAGCAGGAACATTCGGAATTCCGGTTCTTTCGCATGCAGCAATTTGCAGACAGCGCGGAATCCCATAGAGCCCTTAGCCATAACGTACTGATCAACGAATTCCACTTTCGGGGCCGCCAGCGCCAGCTGTGATTCCAACGCCTGCTTTTCTTCGGCCAGATCAGCAGCCAGTCGCAACGCCTCCGGCAATGACTGGGGCAACTGGTTTTTCAATTCCAGCTCCTGCCAGCGGTCCACTACCGCGGCGGTGAACTCTGGCGACAGGCGGGCAACCAGCACCAGAGAATCACGTTTATTGAACCAGTACTCCTGATACTCCTGTCCGTTTTGTTCATGGAAATAGGGGGTGTGCGCCAACGGCGCGCTTAAAATTCCACCAACTGCGAGCCGTTCAGCTGACCGCTTCACATCGCTATGCTTACTTTGCACCAGCTCAGCAATCTCACGGCTCGACATCGTTACCACTTTTCCTGACAGCAAACTGTTCGACATAATCACTCCACACGTTAAACCGGCTGCACACCGGGGGTTTTGAAATCAGTAATCGTTATTTCTGCCTTACCACCCTTCGTTACCTCTCCCCATTCAACTGTCATGCGTTTGACCTGGCTGTCGTCCTTCCAGATCCCGGCGTGGGTCAAGCCATCAAACAGCGCCTTCTGGAAATTATCTAAATCCCGTTTAGCCCGGTTCGGTGGGTAGAGAACAAGATGCACATCCAGTTCGGTGAGTAGTGCCGTCGGGCGGCTGCGCAACTGCTGATAAATCGACGCCAGCGCATTTGACCGGAAGTTCCGTCCGCGCGCGCTGATCAGCACGCCCTTTTGTGTGGAGCGCCAGTAACCGTTGACGCTCGGTGGGAATGGCAGTATCAGTTGCATGCAACCTCCCCCGCCTTGATCAGACTATTCAGCACGGCGTCAGCGTGTTCCCGCGCAGCGGTGTAATCAGTGGGATGCAGCTCCCCCGAAGGGGAGACAGCCGTCAGCCAGCCGTTATAAGCAGCCAGCCAGATTTTCTGAAATTCGCTCACGCAGCCACCTCCTTATCAGCACCGCACATTTCCGGCAGGTTAGCGCGCACCAGCGCTTCAGCGAACGGCGGCGGTACGGCGTTCCCGCAACGCGCGACCTGCTTATCTTTGGCGTATTTCTTGCCTCGGTAGTCCTGATCGATGATGTACCAGCTCGGGAAACCCTGAGCAGCGTAAAGCTCATGGGGTTGCAGCATGCGCATGCCAATATCAACGATCTGGTAATCGACGCCTTCGACTGTGACCAGGCCGAACCGATCATTCGTGGTTACGGTGTGCAGGGATTCATCCAGGCTGACGCCTTCTTTTTCGTTGCCGTAATACTTGAGTAAGAAAGCGCGAACCTCACCGATATGCAGGCCGCCGGCAGTGATGGTTGGGGCTGGTTGAGTGACGGGCTGGCCGTCTTTGCAGGTGCCACGCAACTTAATCAGATTGGATGTGACCAGCGCATGATGATCGGTGGTGGTAACGGTGTGAGCTGGTGCATCCATCGCCGCGCCAGCACCGGTGTAGTTACCGCCGAAGTGTTTCGCGAGGAAAGCCGTGCATAACTGACTTTTGCCGCCACCGCCCGCCGTGATAGTGCCGTTTGGCTCATCAGCAGCGTGTCCAACACTGTTGCCAAACTGCCGGGCGATCACCGGAGCCACCAACAGGTGTTCTGCTTTGCTGGTTACAGTGGTCAATGGCTTGCCAGCTGCATACGCCATGCGGTCACCGCCGAAACCGGTTTGTCCGATCCGGGCAATAACCGGAGCGATCAGCGCAGAGTGGGATTCTTTCATCACTGTGTGAAGCGGAACATCTGTTGCACGCGGTTTGCCCTGATATTCGGAACCACCGGTGCCTGCAATGAAAGGTGACAGGGTCGCTTCAACCATGCCAAGAGCATGCCCATTTCCGCCCGGGCGTTCTGAACTGCCTGCGGTGATCGTCAGCAATGGTTCATCAACTTCCTGACCAGTCGCACCGGTGCGGAATTTGGTGATGTGCGGCGAGAATTTAGGCTCCACGACCGCATAACCATGAGTTTTAGTGATCGTCTGCAGAGGCTCATCCAACGGCTGGCCACGGAAGCAGTCATAACTGGTTTTAGTGCTGGTGTGATTACACTTCACGATAAACGGCGTCGGGTTGTCGATCACGAAGCGCTGGATGCCGCGAGCGATACGCTTGAGGGTGTTCTCTGCCAGTGGCTTTTTGCGGTCGAAAATGCTCGGGCATGGAATTGACCAGTCGATACACTCGGCAGCTGTTCGGTATGGCGCCAGCTTACCGCTCTGAACGTCCAGTGATTTCGGGTCCCCGTGGCTTGCAGCAGGCCATTCAACAGGTTGACCGTCGCAGCGCATCACCATGAAGAACCGGCGGCGTATAGTCGGCGCACCGAAGTCGCAGGCGCGTAATTCGCGGTGATCGACTACGTAGCCAAGCCCGGCAACCAGTCGGCGGACATCGTCGCTGTTCTCATCGATGTTCAGCACTTCACAGCATTCGGTGATGGCCGGATGCTCAGCTGCAATGCCGGTTGTCAGCATGCCGATGAATGCAGCAAATGTTTCGCCAGCGCGTGCCGGATCCGGATGTTCTGTGCCGTCATCTGCGGTCAGCAGCGGACCCCACGTTTTAAATTCTTCGACGTTCTCCAGCATCATCACCCGCGGGCGCTTCGCCAGTGCCCAGCGGATCACAATCCAGGCCAGACCACGGATTTCTTTTTTAACCGGTTTGCTGCCCTTCGCTTTACTGAAGTGACGGCAATCCGGGCTGAACCATGCCAGACCGACAGGACGCCCAGCGGTTGCCGCGATAGGGTCAACATCAAACACCGATTCGCAGTAGTGCAACGTTTCAGGGTGATTGGTGCTGTGCATAGCAATGGCGTTCTCGTCATGGTTGATCGCGATATCCACGCTGCGACCCGTTGCCATTTCAATACCGGTACTCGCACCGCCGCCGCCCGCAAAATTGTCTACGATGATTTCTTTCATGCTGTTGCTCCCATTGCGCGGGCCAGTGTGCCAGCGGTGTTAATGATTTCAGCCGTTGGCAGGCCGTCCATTTTCAGGCGATTAATGTGGTGACGCAGTTTATTCTGCAGGTGATCGGAGAGGTTTGAAGACTCAGGTACCTGCCCAAAGAGGTAATGCACTTCGGCTGGCCACACGCGGTTATTGGTTTCAGGTACCGGAATAATTTCTGGAATATTTTGCGGCTGGCTTTGTTGTAATGCGCTAGCAGGAACAGCCAGATAATGACCAGCCAACACCTTGACTCGGGAGTTACGCGCCGGGGGGATCGTGGTGAATGTTGCCGGTACCAGCTCGATATCGTTGAACGGGTTTTCATTGCCCCAGTGATGCCAGCCAGCAGCTTCACCGCGACTGAAAAGCTCGATGCGGGAAACCTGACCGTAAAGCTCTTCAAGACGGAAGCGAACTTCGGCAGGCTTTTCGCTATGTTCGCCACGGCAGCTGTAAACGACCTGCTTAACGCTGGCGCTGAGGCGTTCAAGCCCGGCGCCGCGTGTGGCGATCAGAACATCTTCGCTATTGCCACGGGTGTAATTGCCGCCGTTCATCACCGTTTCGGTGCTCAGCGCATCAAGAAAATCTTCAAAATCGAGCATGGTCTGATCTGCCAGCGCCCTTTCTATACGTCCGCGCGCCTGCTCGTAGAGCTTGACCCAAGTAAAAGCTTTCATGGTTTTGACCTTGAAGCCCCAGGCCTGCGCCAGCTCAACCGCTTCTGAGGCGAAGTTTCCGGTGTACCACATCGCAAGAATCGCGTTTTCATCAGCAATTGACCAAACCGGCAGGCGCTTCATTTCTTCGGTTGGCATAGTGCTGTAATGGTCACCCGCTGCGCCATTGCTTACTTTGTTGGAATACTGCCAGGCCGGATCTGCATAAATCAGTTGATAGCTCATGCTTTCACTCCCTGCTGGCGCTGGGCGCACTCTTTCCAAATCTTGGCCCACGTCGTAATGGCGAAATCTGCGCGCATGCTGCGAACGCTGGCTTTGCTGGCCTCTGTACACACCATTTTTTCCAATGCACTCGGTGCTTTAGTCGCCGCAACGCCGCTGATGAACCGGCGGTATGCCGCATCCCGCTCAGCCGTATCAACTTCTACTCCACCTTCAGCGGTCCATTTTCCGTTCACACATATCGGACGCCCGCTCTTCGCCCATTTGGTCGCGCTGAGCAGGTAGCCTTCAAACTTGGCTGGTTGGAACAGAGTTGCCGGGCGCAGATATTCAGCCATTTTTGGAGAGTCGCCCCAGTGAACCTGCTTGTATTCGATAACCAGTTGCAGTTCTTCCAGCGTGTGGCCTTCACGGAGACGGGCACGCATGTTTTCCAGTGAGCTGTTAGCGGGCTGATACCGTGAACCGGTGATTTGGTTCAGGTGTTTCAGTGCTTGTTTGGCTTGATCAGTAATTTCAACTTCGGCGTCGGTCTGCGCAGCAGGCTGACAAGAGGTTTTATTATCTGATGGATCTTGTTTTGAATTTACTAACGGATCCCCCCCAGATTCTGGCGGGTGAAAACCGGTATTCGTGTTCGATTTTGATGCGTCGGATTTTGACCGGTCAGAATTTGATGTGTCAGATTTTGATGTGTCAGAATCTGACGCATCAGCAGCAGCCCGTAGCTTCGCAATATTCAGCTGATACATATTCGATGTGTTGCGGTTTCCCTTGCGGCGCTGGGTGCTGGTGATCCAGCCGTCAGCCTCAAGTTTGCCCAGCGTAGTGCGCACAGTGCTTTCACCAGCGCCCAACTGGCGGGCAATGGTGGTAATTGACGGCCAGCACAGGCCTTCGTCAGAACTGAAGTCAGCGAGGCGCGCCATAATGGCAACCGCCGATATTTTCAAACCGGCAGCAGCGCAACCATCCCAGACGTATGCGGATAACTTAACGCTCATGATTTATCCTGCCTTTGCAATACGCGCCAGATAGCCAGCGACATAAAATTCAATCCACTTTTTCAGAACCACAGAAGCAGGCACTACCTTGTGGTTGTCCGGTTTTCCCGGCTCCCGTACTATCTGCACATACACACATGGTCGCTGTGAGACACATTGAAATTGCACGGCAGGCCGAACGCGGTTTACACTGTTCATGCGTTAATTACTCCACACGTTTAATTGATGCGCACCCGACGCCTCGGGACTGCACTCCTGAGGCGTCACCTTCTCCAAACAGCAGTTCTGTCACGGCCATGATTTCCGCCACCAAACTCTGAACTCGATACCCCTTGATCCTCATCCGCTTGCTTTCGTCACGATCTAGAACACCGTCAGATGTGAATTCGTTGTGAGCCTTTGCAAATTGACCCAGTGCTGCCAGCAACTCATTGAACTTAACCAGCAGTTCTTCGTTACCCATCTCCTCAATATCTGGGAACTTAACGAAGGTTCCGCCGTTGATCCGGCACATAGCTTCAGTGATGTCAGAGCGCCCTGAAATTTGCTCCATCATGATCGCCATACCGAATGGCACCATCTGACCGCGAACCTGACGAACGCGATTGCTCAGGGCGTTATGAGTCCCGTCATGCGCCAGCCGTTGAGACATCGCGCCATATCCGCCAGGAAATGACGTGATCAGCTTGTGCATTGCTGTTGTTATGTCTTCTGGAGCGGGATAGTTTTTATTGTCCACAAGGCATTACCTCGTTTTGTGGTTTATATCAGGCCGTTTGAGAAGTAGTATTCCCGTAGATATCAGGCCGTAATTGACTCTTGGTAACAGCGCCAGCAGTTTCTTCTTCAAGGCGTTGAGCAAGGGAAAAACCTGCCTTTTTGTAGCCATTGAAAACGAGTCTGAGATAACCACTACTGCTACCAACTTTTTTAGCCAGGGCGTTTTGCTCTGGTTTTGTTAAAGCATCCCAATAGTCTTTAATCATATGTACCTCCGAGATACATTATGCACTATTTAAATGAACCCGCAAGATACTTGTACCCAATAGGTACACGAAGTTTAATGAGTGTATGAAGACAAACGATGAAATCCGGCGGGATAACGCCAGGAAGCTCAGAGATAGTGCCGGGGGAAATTCTTCCTTTGCTGGCCTAATCGAAAGAGAGCCAACCCAAGTCAGCCGAGTGATCGGAAAGAATCCTACGAAAAAAATTGGGGATGATTTGGCACGTCACATTGAGAAGTGTTTTGATTTGCCAGATGGCTGGTTGGACAAGGAACATCAGGCCACGAATATTACTTCAGCTCCGGATGTCACTGACACCGAACTCACCATCAAAATGGTGCCGGTGATTTCATGGGTGCAGGCTGGGGCTTGGACTGAGATTGGTTATTCCGAGGTAGATTTGAGTTTATCCGAAACATATCCCTGCCCGGTCCCTTGCGGCTCTATGACCTACATTCTTCGAGTCATTGGCGATTCAATGATCGACGAGTATCGTCCTGGCGATATGATTTTCGTTGATCCAGAGGTTGCACCTGTTCATGGTGATGATGTGATCGCTTTGCTGCTTGATTCCGGCGAGACAACGTTCAAACGACTCGTAGAAGATGCGGGGAGTAAATATCTGAAAGCCTTAAACAAGGGCTGGCCCGAGCAGTACATAAAAATTGATGGTAATTGTTCAATAATCGGCACCGTTGTTTTCTCAGGAAAACCAAGACGTTACAGAGCCTAAAGGAATTATTATCCCGCAACCTGCTTCGGCAGGTTTTTTTTCGCCTTGACAATGTACCCCATAGATACATAATGTATCCGCAAGGAACATGCGCAACGGAAAGAACACTGGGGGTTGAGGGACTCACTTACCATCAACCCAATATGACCACAGTCCCAGTGTTCTTCCCGTTGTGCATAGCATCCTGGTGATGGTCGGGTTCCCTACCCGATTGCGGGTTCGACTCCCGCCGCCCAATCAGATCGACGTGGAACCTCGATAATTGCTGTGTGTAGCTGTCTTTCGGCGGTGGCATGACTCTTCAACCATCCAACATCAGGGGGAGCGAAGATAATGTTCTGATCATGACCACCGCCAATTTTTCGCAGGCATAGACAAGGGCCGCTGGCACCCACCCAGCACGCCCTGTGCATTACCGGCCGCCCTTGTCTATGTGTGTGAGTAGTTAACCAACTGAGAAGGAAATGAACATGTTTGGAATGTTTAAGAAAAAAGCGCGCAAAGCAGTCGCCGAAGTGAAAAAGATGGAAAACCGTGATGCGGTTGAAGCCACTGTTTGGGGTGCGTACGCCATCGCATATGCAGACGGTACCTGTGACGCGAAAGAAATTGCTGTTCTGGAAAAAACCATCAGTGCTTTACCGGCTTTCTCCCCGTTCGCAGGAGAAGTTGCCCAGATGAGCAGCAACATCCGCGCACGTTACGAAGCATCGCCACGCAGCGCAAACGCACAGGCTTACCGTGAACTGTCTGATGTCGCTGGCACCTCTGATGCTGTAGATGTCCTGTGCCTGTGTCTGGACATCGCCGATCAGGACGGCATCGGCGAGGAAGAAGAAGTCACTCTGAAGAAAATCGCTCAGTCCCTGCAACTGTCTTTAGACCAGTACTTATGATCGGCAAACTCCGTCTGGTCGGTGCTGGCCTGATCTTGTTTCTGGTCGTCGCTGTGGACTTCACCAGCCGCATTATGTCAACCGTCGCCGATGGTTTTCTGGTTGTGGTTCTACTGGTGGTTATCTGGCCGGTGATTAGTAAGAAGTCCTGAGTTTTATAGTGCGGGTTTCGGCCCGCATCAATGGTTCACAAAGTGCATTGTGAAACAGAGGAAATGCAAATGGCTGAAAGTCGTATGACCAACGTCCCGGAGTTTCTCTCCGAACTGGACGCCGGTATTTTCGAAAACAAAATTGCCGCCGCGCTGAATACTGCCGCTCTGGGTGTTCTGAATAACGGCGGTAAAGGCAAAGTGACCATCGAGATTGATGTTTCCCGGATCAGTAATTCGATGGAAGAAAAACGCGTGATGCTGGCTCACAAACTGAAGTTCACAGCACCTACGCCGCGCGGGAAATCGTCTGAAGAAGACACCACCGAAACCCCAATGTACGTGGGCAAAGGCGGCAAGCTGACCATCATGCAGGAAGACCAGGGCCAGTTGTTCACCATCAAGGGCGATCCTGACGGCAAACTACGTGACGCGCGATAAACATCGTTTAACCTCTCCGATAAAAGGAAATTGTTATGTCTCAAGTTTTAGACGCATCAGCAATCAAAGAAGTTCGGGATATGTCCCTCTCCGCCTTACTGGAAGAACGTCTGTCATCAGCTGACTGCCCTGCTGTTGCCTTGCCAGAATCAGTACGCATTCATTCGCTGGAAAACCTGCAAGATGGCCGGTTCCGGTTCCGCGGGAAAATGGAAACCGCCAGCATTCAGGATTTCTCCCGCTACTGCAAAGATTACGCAGGCGAAGGCGTCCGCAGCTTCATCAATGCTGACAACATGGCGGCGGTTACCGTGTTTAACCTCGGCACGCTGGCTGCACCAGGTCACGCAGATAACATCGCAGTTTTGAAACTGAAACGCACTGCGCCATTCCAGGCTTTGCTGAACATCAATGGCGATAAAAACTCACAGAAGGATCTGGCCGAGTGGCTCGAAGACTGGTCTGAATTCCTGATGGCTTTCACCGCTGACGGAGAAGTGCTGGACATCAAGAAAGCGATCGGCGGCGTCCGTAAAATTACCATCGAAGCATCCAGTTCTGCGGATCATGAAGATAGTGATTTCGGCGCCAAGCGCTCAGTGATGGAAAGCGTTGAGGCAAAAAGCAAAGAAGTCATGCCTGCGGCATTCGAATTTAAGTGCGTGCCATATGAAGGGCTGGGAGAACGCCGATTCCGTCTGCGCTACAGCGTGCTGACCGGCGGCAATGCTCCGGTGCTGGTTCTGCGCATCGTGCAGTTGGAAACGGCTGAAGAACTGATGGCTACCGAGTTCCGCGAACTGCTGGAAGCCAACTTCACCGACGTTGAAGTCGAAACATTCATCGGTGAGTTCAAAGCCTGATAGCGCGGCCTTAAATGCCCTAGTCCACTGGGGCATTTAGTGAATCGTTATTACTTAAATTTAATTGCCAATGCTGGCAAGGAATTCGCTCACGCCGAAATCTGGGAATTACTTATTTAGGAATGCAGCCATGATTGAAACAACCCGTTCGCATTTCGTCAGGCGGTTTTTTGTGAAAAGAATGCTGAATCTGTGGTTTGTCCCAGTTGAGTTTGCACCAGCAATGCCGCCGGGTATGAAAATGCTCTGGTGGCGAGCTGGGAAATATTACGGCCGATTTCGGGTCAGTCAGTAAACCGGTGTGCAGCCGGCTATAACTAAACGTGTGGAGTAATAGTATGGGTCAATTAGTTTCTTTAGTGGAATGGGCAGCAGGACCAAATGGCTTCAAAGAACCTCCCAGTAAAGCCACCCTTCACCGTATTGCGAAAACTCGGCAAACATATCCCCCAGCCGTTAAGCAAGGTCGCCGATGGGTTGTTGATGAGGAAGCCAGGTTTGTTGGTATGGTTGAACGGGTCGAAATATCGAACCATCTCCCAGCCAGCGCCCGCACTTTAGTGGAGAAAGCACTTAATGGCAGCAAGACCCCGTAAATACAACATTTCAACACCGAACTTGTATTGCAAATTGGATAAGCGAAACAACAAAACGTACTGGCAATATCGTCACCCCATTACGGGGGAGTTTATTGGTTTTGGTACGGATTCAGATGCCGCGCATGCAGCGGCACTTGAAATGAATCGCATTACTGCTGAGCAATTAACTTCTCAATCTTTCGCCCTGATAGATATTGCGAAACAAAAAGCCGAACCCAATGCTCAGAACATGCGTTTAAAGCAATGGGTAAAGGAATACAAAGCCATCCTTGACCGACGTGTGCAGCGAAAAGAGCTTGCATCATCTACTGCCAGGGGGCGCAAGGCATGCGCTGAACTTCTTTCAGCTCGTTCTCAAAACATATTGCTCAAAGAGTTCGGCGCACGTGAGATGGCTGCATTGATAAACGAATATGTCGATGCAAATAAAACAAGAATGGCACAGGTCATGCGAGCTGCATGGATCGATATGTTTAAGGAAGCACAGTTTGCCGGTGAGGTTCCGCCCGGCTTTAATCCGGCACTGGCCACACGTAAACCATTGGATGAAGTCTCCAGACAGCGACTCACGCTCGAGAACTGGTGGGCGATCTATCACGAAGCAGAACGTAGATCACCGTACATCTGCAATGCAATGCTGCTCGCTGTAGTTACTGGCCAGCGGCGTGGCGACATAGTAAAAATGAAATTCTCTGATATCTGGGATGACATGCTTCATGTTGTCCAGGGAAAAGGTAAAGGAAAAATCCGGATAGCGATCCCCCTCTCGTTGCGATGTGACGCCATCAACATGAGTGTTCGTGATGTGATTAACAAATGTCGCGACCGGGTGCTGAGTAAACATCTTGTCCATAATTCAACAGTTGTTGGCGGCTCAGCGCTGGGTTCACCTGTGGCTGAAGGGTCATTGACACAACGATTCGCAGAAGCGCGTGATTGCGCAAAAATTAAAATTGAAAAGGATAAAACACCGCCGACATTTCACGAACAACGTTCTCTTTCTGAGCGACTGTATAAAGCGCAGGGGATCAACACTCAGGAATTGCTGGGACACAGTTCAGCGAAGATGACGGAGCTCTATCATGACGAGCGCAGGGAGAAGTGGATCGTCATCGCCGTTTAA